CGAATAGGAGTCCAAATCTGTCCTCTGCCTTCTTTTGGTAGAGTCTATGGATACGATCATTTACATCAGTAAAGTAATCTTGCCCACAATCTACATTTCGATTTACCAAGAGAGCGTCCTTAACCAAGACTTCAATATCTGAAATCTTGTTCTCTTTGAGAAGAACAACACTCTTCTTAATAGCTTCCTTCATCTTGGACTTTCTAGCAAAGTCCTCTACAATATCAAGAATCAGTTCCTTGTTAGAGAATACATCCTTGTCGATTGTATTGATTATAAGAAGATCATCCTCATAATCATTATCATCTTTAACCCCATCAGGAGTTGTAAATTTGATAAACTCTACTAATTGAGGGTCCGTAGGAAGACTACGATACTTCTCATAGAAATCCTTTACTGCTGTAAAGATTCTTCCATAGGAAGGATAATCAAAATATTCGGGTTGTATTAGAGCTAGAATTTGAGTGAAGAACTCCATATCATGCTTAAGCAAGTATAGAGTTCCTCTTTGAACGTTTTCAGATAATTGATATGTCATTGAGGCTTTTTAACTTTGGTAATCTTGTCTCTGATTTCTTGAACTTTTCCACCAACTTTTTTCCAGGCGTCTATGGTTTCTTTCTTTTGTTGATCGTTGTTAACTCTTGCAATACCTTGTTTTATATGTTGTTTTACATCAGGAAGAACTTGCTTATAATGTTCGTATCCAGTTGCCATTCTTTGCTTAGAAGCTTCACAGGATTCCTTGTAGAAGTTTTCGGCCATGGATTTATCCATACCATTCTCCCGGATATTTCTATCTCTTCTTCTGGCACGATCCGTAACCCCTTTGACATCGGCTCCTGGCATTCGATCTGGGGTAAAATACTCTCTAGGTGCCTTTTTGTTCTTGCAATTCGGGCACTTGTAATAGTCCGGTGGATCCTTTCCATCAAGGTAAATGCTCTCTTCGAAAGCATGATCGCACTTGTCACATCGGAATTGATAGTAAGGCATTACAGTTTAATCCCATGGAAATCTTCTAAGTCTTTACTGGCCTCTTCACTAAACATTGCTTTCATTGGTCCTCGCGGAATGTTGGGTTCAGGAGTTTTATTCTCCTCAGGGCGATAATAAGACCACCCTCGATCCCAGTCATAATCCCAATGTGGTCTAAAGAGAAGGTATTCATCGTCCATGATTATTCCCCACAAGTCCCATCTAATCTACACACAGTCCCTTCTCCAACCTTAGTCTCAGAGTTGGTATTTAGTAGTGGATAGGCGTATTTCATAATGTTCTCAGGAGTATTTGGAATTGCCTTTAAAGGTTCTTCCCCCTTACTTCCAGCACGATATACAGTTATTCCCTTTAGATAAGGAGCAAACTTTAATCCCATTTCTGCTATCTCTTTATAGTTAGCATTCTCAGGAAGATTGATAGTCTTTGAAATTGCATTATCAATGTAACGTTGTATAGTAGCCTGAACTGCCATATGTTGCTCTGGCGTAATGTCATACGCTCCTACAATGTGTGAAGCATCCTTCTTATTTTCAAGGGCTTCCTTAAATAAGGGATCCAGCACTACAGTTTCTCTCCAAGTATTACCTTCTCTGTAACGTCTAAAATACATTGGAGCAAAGATTGGTTCGATCCCTGTTGATACGGAATGCACCATCGAAATCGTGCCTGTTGGGGCTGCCGTAAGCAAAACAGCGTTTCTAATCCCATAGTCCTTGATTAACATTCGAATTCTTGCAGGTAGACTTCGGGCGAATTCCTCCGCTAAAAATTCCTTTGGTTTGAATGCAGGGAATGATCCCTTTTCCTTTGCAAGATACATTGATGCAAGGTAAGCTTCGTCTCTAATCGTAGAGTAAAGTCTATCCAAGAATTCTAAGCACTTATCTGAGCCATATTTGACCCCCAGCTTGATTAGCATGTGATGTAATCCCATCGTCCCAAGGCCAATTCTGCGGCTCTTATCACCTGCTAGCTTGCACTCCTGCATTGGGTAGTGATTAGCAGTTAATACGTCGTCTAGGAATCTAACTCCAATACGAATTGTTCTTGCTAGTTTCTTCCAATCAATATCAGACTCATCCTCTAAAAGCATGTTAACCAGATTAATATGCCCTAAACAACAATTAGCATAAGAATCAAGTGGGATTTCTCCACATGGATTTGTCTGATTCATCTCTAGGAAATAAGACATATTAGTCCAACGATTCGTTAGAGAGATGTTGAAGATGCCTGGATCACCTGATTCTACAGCATTAGCCCAAATCTTATCCCACAGCTTTCTGGCTTTTAGATCAACCTTCTCTACATTTTCAAAGGTATCGTCTGGATGAATAAGGAAGTGGTTCTTTGCCCGTGATATGCAGTCCTCAATTGAAGTTCCAATAACATTGATTAGATCACTTCTAGTTCTATCAGGGGAAACTCTATTCATTGAGTAGATATCGTATTTCTTATTACCGAATACGAAATACCAAGATTCATCCTTCTCACAAGCTTCAATAAATCTATCCGTAATAGCTACAGAAATATTGAAGTTAGTTAGCTCTTTTAGGTCCAACTTAACATGAAGGAATTCAAGAATATCAGGATGGGTGATATTCAACTCTGCCATTAAGGCAGTTCTACGATTCTTACCCGCTTTTACATGATTTCCAACCTCGTTAATCATTCTCATTACTGAGATTGAACCAGGAGCAGAATTCTTTATATTTTGAATGTCGTCTCCCTTAGGTCTGATCTTAGAGAAGTTAAATCCTACACCCCCTCCACCACAAGAGATTTTATACATATCCTGAATCGTCTTGCCAATTGACTCAACGTTATCCTCAGGTTCAATTGCATAACAATTCAATAAATTCTGTTTATTTCTTCCAGCACCAAATAAGATTCTACCGCCAGGAACAAAGTCCCCTGATTGTAATACTTGATAGAATCTCTCTTCTTGCTTTGGCCTCTCCTCATCTGATTCTACGGATGCAATTGCTCTCGCAATATTCTTAGCTCTATCCCGGTAATCTACTTCCCCTGGATTCAAATATCTTTGCTCGAAAATCTTTCGTCCCAGTTCGCTTAACTTAGCTTCGACCATTTATTCTACTAATTCCTTTAGATTTTACTACTTCGATCTTTTGAGCCTCACTAAATAGCTCAAGTAAATAATTGTTGTGTGTTATTAACAAAAACACCTTATTTGGATGTTTGTTTTTCAATATATTTAGCAGATTATACATTGCCTCCATTGAATTAGAATCAAGATTTTCTGCTACTTCATCAAAGAACATCAAGTTGCATTGAGTCCTTGAGATCTGATTCTGCAACTCTTGAAGGGCTAGCATTATAGCCATGTTGACCTTGCGTTTCTCTCCTCCACTTAAAGAGATAAAGCTGGTTTCAACACCATTATTCGTAATCTTCTCACTTAGGTCATCAGCAAATTCGATAACAAACTGATTGTTTGTAAGCACTGATAGGTATTCATTAGACTTAAGATTGAAGAATTCTAAGATATTACGAATGATGTATCTAATGATTCCTTGCTCCGAGAATGCCTTTTCCCAGAACTTCATTACTTCAAGATTGTTAGTTGAAGTCTTAATAGAATCTTCATGTGCTTTAACTTGAGCCAGAAGCTTTTCGTATTTTTCCTGAGCCCTATTAGCGTCCAGAACTAGCTTATTCTTCTCATTCCACTTAGCCCATTCTACGCTTGAATATGCAGGCTTTAGTGATTCAATTTCAGCTTTATGCTTGGAAATAGCGTCACTAAGGCTAATCATCCATTCTGTGGAAGCAAGGACTCTTTCCTCTATAATCTTCAAGTCCTCAATAGTTTGGGATTTTACATATTTACCTTTGCATACAGGACAATCAGACTCTTCTACATAAGCTCCCTTAGAAATAAGATCCTCATTTTTAGCCTTAGTTTTCTTAGCTTCCGATAATTGAGTTTGCCATTCTTGAACTTGTGACTTAAGATCAGAAATTTTCTTCTCTGCTGCTAAGATATCCTCTAACTTGGGAAGTTCAACATACTTGTATTTCTTGTCTGGAACGGCCTTTCCGGCGTTTTCACAGTCCTTCTTAAGAGGATCAGAGATAAAGCTGGTTTCAACACCATTATTCGTAATCTTCTCACTTAGGTCATCAGCAAATTCGATAACAAACTGATTGTTTGTAAGCACTGATAGGTATTCATTAGACTTAAGATTGAAGAATTCTAAGA